AGATGTCTTAGGGTCTCGTGGGCTCGGAGATGTGTATAAGAGACAGGGATATTTCTCAAAAATTCCAAGAAAAGATATTCTTTGTAGAATCTGCCTTTGGATGTAACTATGAAGCTAAAACTCGATCTATCCATAGATGTGTTTACTTTCGTTACATATCCTCTATCCTGTAAATCCAAAAACGCTTGGTATGCATCTTCTCCATCAAATTTACCTATATCGGAAAGTTTGATTGAAAAATTCGTTTTAGATATTTTCTTTAATATTATTCTTTCGATTTTTAGAAGCATGTTAATTCCTCCGTTTTTGAAAATATTATATCACAGAAAGGGATGATACAGTGAGTAAAATCAAGGCTCATGCAGTTGCATTTTTTAATAAGCATTTTGTTAAGTGGAAATTTTTACAGAGTATATTTGTTATTCCATTCCAGAAGGATGGGAAGATGTATCTGCACATTTCACAAGTATGTGAAGATGGAACGAGAGTGGTAAAAAGAACGTTCCTCATTGAGCATCTGGTTGATGATAACTTGGCGGTTACGAACCAAACGCTCGCAGAGGAAGAAAGAGTGTTTAAAAATCCTGCATTATTTTAATCCATGTAGTATATCCGCACTCTTTGCATTCTGGTAGCATTTCGCCTTGCTTTACAGTGACGATTCCCTTTTTATTTTCGCCACCGCATTGCATACATACATATGTTCCTTTATCTGCAAACTCATATGTAGCAAATGTTTCAGAATAACCATTATCCATATTATCACCGCCTTTCCTTATTTAATAAGGAAATTATATCACAGGGAGAAAGGAAGTGAATACATGAGCGAACAGGAAAAGAAAGTTGTAGAAAAGTTGAAAGACGCGATTCCCAAAATGAACGATTTTCAGAAAGGATATGTTCTGGGAATGGTCGAGGGTTCAGCAAGCAAGGCAACCAGTGAAGAAACTGGGAACTCAAAAACGAAAGAATAAGAAGAACTGAATATTGAGATAGTTGAGAAATATGTCGAAATTTGCAGATTAAATGTGTTTGTAACACAGGAAATCAGTTGATACAATTAATATGCGACGGCGGCAGGAAATGAGTTACATTATTGCTTTATTTTCCGCATCATCTTTAGTATTTTATTTAATCTCTTTTGTACTTTTTTAATTCCTTTGTATAGGTCGATTGTCATGGATGTTATGGTTAGAATTATGAAGAAGTCGTAACCGGTAACACGCCATACCAATAATGAGATAAGTATACTAACGATTTTCATGATAACAGTTCCTTTCATGATGGCCGCCGCCGTACATTAATTGTATCAACAAAGCAAAATAGAGACAACCAGTATTTTCCAACTATCAAGCGGTAGTTGGATTTTTTATTGCAAAAAATCCGGAAAGGAGAAGCATGAGCGAATTAGTAAAGGTTGGAACAAAGGAGTTGCCTGTTATTGAATGGAATGGGCAAAGAGTTATTACTACAGCGCAACTGGCAGACATCTATGAGGCGACAGAGGTGCAAATTAAACAGAACTACGGAAACAACACAGGGCGTTTTGAGGAGGGTGAACATTTCTACCTGCTTAAGGGAGAGGAATTGAGGGCTTTTAAGAACATGGTAGAAAAATTCGACCTAGTTGGAAAGAATGCTCCGCAACTTTATCTCTGGACGCGCCGCGGAGCGAGCCGCCACTGCAAGATGCTCGGAACGGATAAGGCATGGGAGCAGTTCGATGTTTTGGAAGAGAATTATTACAATCCGCAGGGACAGTTCGATATGTCTAAGTTGTCTCCAGAATTGCAGATGTTCCAGAAGATTTTCAATTCTGTAGCGGAACAGCAGTTAGAACAGAAGCGGCAGGCGGAACAACTGAACCATGTGGAACAAAGAGTTGAGAGCATCCGAGAAGTGGTTGCACTTGATACAACATCATGGCGTGATGATACCGGAAACATTCTGCGGAAAATCAGTATGGAGCTTGGCGGCGGACAGGCATACAGCCAAGTAAGAGCCGAAAGCTACGAACTGTTGTCAAAGCGGATGGGTGTAAATCTGAAACAGAGACTTACGAATAAGCGCAGGAGAATGGCTGATGAAGGTATCTGTAAATCGACCAGAGACAAATTATCCTATGTGGATATTATCGCAGAGGACAAGAAGCTGATCGAGGGATATACAGCTATTGTAAAGGAAATGGCAATCAGATACGGAGTTGGAAAGGATTAACAGGAGGTATTCATGGATAGACAGAACATTGCATTAAGAAAGACATTAGATCAGATCGGCGTAAAACATAGCATTAAGGGTTACGGTTACATAATCAGTGCGGTTGAGAAATGTCTTAAAAACAGAAGTAAACTTATCAACGTTATTAAAGGACTCTATACTGAAATCGCAGAAGAAAACGGCGATACAGTCTGGAGAGTAGAAAGATCAATCCGGCACGCGATAGAAGTTACTTGGACAAATGGCAATAAAAATGCAATAAACAAAATTTTTGTCTATACGTTTTCAGTGGAAAAAGGAAAGCCGACAAATTCAGAGTTTATCGCATTAATAACAGATTTTGTTTCCTTGTATGGTGACGAGATTGCCAATGGTTCCTATAAGTGGTAGGAGTAAGGTGTCTATGAAGAAGTTTGCAAAGGTAATTGAAATGATCGGCACCGTTGTTTTTCTGTTTTGCATCTGCATTGATGCAACGGAGTATCCGGTCACTGCTATACCTGTATTGATTGGATTACTTCTTATTTATATAGGAACAAAAATAGATGGGGAGTGGCAGGAGTATACAGAAGAGATTGTAGATTACGATTACAGAAGTGAGTCTGATGACGATGACGGTATTACCTATATCACATTTGACACTGATTACAGCAAAGAAAAGGAATCATCCGAACCGACCAAAGCTGAATGATTCCAGTTCAAGCAATAGCATAAGCTATTTGCGCCTATTTTAGCACAAGAAAAGGAGAAATTCAAATATGAGAGCAGAAAACAATAAAGTGGAACTTACAGGAACGATTATCACAGAGCCGGAATTTAACCATGAGGTGTTTGGAGAGGGATTTTATAATATGCACCTCAAAGTGGATAGATTAAGTGGGACGGCTGATATTATCCCATTAATTATTTCAGAGAGATTAATCAATCTGAATGATAAATACACGGGCACTGCCGTTAATGTTTCCGGTGTGTATAGTTCTTATAACAAACATGAGGAAAAGAGAAATCGTCTGTTATTATATGTATTCGTCTGTGAAATTGAAAAAGCGAATCCGGGAGAACATACAGATTTGAACAAAATCCAGCTTGACGGATATGTATGCAAAGAACCGATTTACAGGAAAACTCCGCTTGGAAGAGAAATTGCAGATTTATTAATCGCAGTCAATCGTTCCTACGGAAAATCAGATTATATCCCATGTGTTGTTTGGGGTAGAAATGCAAGATTTGTTGGTCAGTTGGAAGTAGGAACTCATATTGAGATCAATGGACGCATTCAGAGCCGCGGATATATTAAGAAATATGAAGATGGAACAGAAGAACAGAGAACAGCATACGATGTGTCTGTAAGCAAAATCAATGTATTAGAGGAGGAAAATTAAGATGGCAGAAAATACCGTTACAATTTCCGTTGAAGAATATGCAGATCTGGTTGCATGCAGGACGAAAGTTCATACAGCATGTGCCATTATTGCAAATGAGCACCAAAGAGACATTGAGCTGATGGGGAAAAAGGGAACAACTATTAATTCAAAAATTATAGAGTCAGCTCTTGGATATATTGACGATGAAGCATGCTTTGAAGAGGCACTTAAAAAATATAAAGAGTGGAAGGAGAAGGAAAATGAAACTGAAAATTAGATCATTACATATGGAGAATTTCAAGGGAATTAAGAGCCTTGATGTGAATTTCTCTAATAAGACAAGTATTAAAGGACAGAACGCCGCAGGAAAGACAACAATCTTCGATGCGTTTACATGGCTTCTGTTTAATAAGAACAGTGCTGGAGAGGAAAAGTTCAATGTTCGACCACTGGATAAGGACGGAAAGCGCATTGATAACGTAGAAATTAAGGTTGTAGCCGTTCTGGATGTGGACGGCAAGGAAGTAGAACTTTCCAAAGTGCAGAAGCAGAACTGGGTTAAGAAGCGGGGAACAGACACCGTGACTTTACAGGGCAATGTCAATTCATTTGAGATTGACGGTTATCCAAAGAGTGAAGCTGATTTCAAAGCTTATGTTTCCGGTCTTGCGCAGAGCGAGGATATGTTTAAGCTGTTGACCAATCCGCAGTATTTTTCTTCTCTGAAATGGAAAGATCAGCGAGATATTCTGATGAAACTTGTTGCAGAGGTTTCCGATGTGGAACTGGCACAGACCGATGCCAAGTATGCACCGCTGATTGATGAATTGGAGAAAGCGCCATCTACAGATGATATTCGCGCCAAGTTTTCCAAAGCGTTATCCGAATGGAAGAAGAAACAGGCTGAAATTCCGGTGCGTATTGATGAAGCAGAAAAATCTAAGATTGATGTGGATGTGGCAGAGCAGGAGCTTGCCAAGGCTGATCTGACAAGAAGAATCGCTGAATGTGATAAGAAGATTGAGAATGCCGGTAGCACGTTAGGCGATTTGAGAAGCAAGGAAATGCAGTTGCAATTTGATATGTCCGGCATCGCGCAGACGATGAACCGTGAGTTATACAATCGGAGAAGCAATATTGATGCTGATTTATGCGGTTGCAAGAATGAGATGGATCATTTCAAAGCAACAATCTCTTTAAAAGAGAAGCAGATTGCGGACAATGCAAAGGCTATTGCTGACGCAGATGCCGAACGGAAGAAGTTGGGCGAGCAGTACAATGCCGAGAAAGCCAAGGCGTTTGATAAAACACCATATCTGTTTGATGAATCCAAGTGGGTATTTGACGAATCTACAACGATTTGTTCCTTATGTGGTCAGAAGTTACCGGCTGATAAGATTGAGCAGTTAAAGGCTGATTTTGAAAGCCGGAAAGAAAAAGCCAAGGCAGATGCAAAGCGGAAACTAAATGATTCAAAAAGTGACTTTATTACCCGGAAAGAATCCAACTTGGAAGAAATCAAGGCAGATGGGTTTGCGAAGAAAAATCTTATCGAGGAACTGACAAAGAAAAATGCTGATCTGCAAATGGAAATAGATTCCTTAAAGAAACAGGAGCAGGGGACTTTTACGAATAAAGAGGAACTTTGCAAACTGTTATCCGAGATCCCAGAAGAAGCTGACTATTCGCAGAATGAGGAATATGCGAAGTTAAAAGCAAGGCATAATGAAGTACTGGCAGAGATTGAAAAGCTTGAATCAAACGGAGTAGATCAGGTTGTTACTGATTTAAAAGCCGAGAAAGCCGATCTGCAGAGCCAGCTTGACGAGGTGAACAAGGTTATTGCGCAGGCGGCTAACAATGTTGCGATTGATGATCGTATCGAAACGCTTCGTGACGAACAGAAAGAAATCGGTCAGAAAGTTGCCGACCAGGAGCAGATGCTTTATCTCTTGGAAGAGTTCATTCGTTTCAAACTGGATAAGGTTTCTGAATCTATCAATAGCCATTTCAAAACAGTTAATTTCAAGCTCTTCGAAATGCAGTTAAATGGCGGCATGAAAGATTGTTGCGAGTGTACTGTGAATGGTGTTCCGTATTCGACTTTGAACAGTGGTCATAGAATCGTAGCCGGACTTGATATTATCCGTTCGCTTAGTGAGTTATACGGTGTAAGCGTACCGATTTTCGTTGATAACGCGGAATCGCTGAATGAGTTCAATGTGCCGGATATGGATGCACAGTTAATTCTTTTGAGCGTTTCAGAGGACAAGCAGTTGAAAGTGGATGCTATGTGATATGGACTATCCAATAAATGCAAAAGCAATCGAAATCATTGACAAATACATGAAAACAGGAGAACCGCTTGACCTTGGAACCGAAGGGTCCTGTATTGGAACATTCAAAGCTATGTGTGAAGAAGTATTCCATAAGAAATGTGTTATGCGATTGGTGCATAGAAAGGGAGAATCCCCCATGTTTACCAAGTGGGACACGAAATACGACACGTATTTTCAAGGTAACACATGGTACTCATTTTCTTGGTTTAATGGCAGATGCGGTTTCGGGTATCGGTACTTTTTGAAAGCTAGTTGTGAATTATATTTTGAAAAGCACGCAAGGCAGATAATAAGCCTGTTTCTTTCGGAAAGATACACTAACATCGAGGATGCAATACTTAAAACGGACTGTTTCTTAGAACTGTGGAATGCGTTTGAAAAATGGTTCGACAATAGGAGAAATAAATTCATGGAGAATATGAAAACTGATATTCAAGAGATTCGGAGTTTATCAGCAAGGAAAACTCCACAGTCACATGGTGGCGTGGCTAATTTGCTTAAGGTTCTGACAAAGACAATGGAAAAGCAAGGTTCTGATATTACAAGTATTGCAAAGGTGCAGTATGCGATATGCGTACAGGCAGGAATCTATATTCCGGAAGAGTTTATCAGAGATGTTGCGGTCACATTGGATATGCCAATTAACGATGCAGAAAGCGAGGGTGTGTAGAATGGATAAACACAAAAACAAAATTTTATATTTCTTAAGTGCTTTGCAGGATGTGTACAGAGAGCCAGAGGAAAGAGAAGTGAATGCATTCCTAAATTGGAATTGAGTAACAATGAGGTCACTGACGATTTCTTTGCAACTATACAAGCATTTTTTATCTTTTATAAGAGAATTACAGGAGATGAATCAATTGATTTACTCGGATTTTCTCATTTGATTAATAGGTTAGTGGTTCAGTTCACAAATGTAGAAGAAGGCGAGGTGTCAGAATGAATTATATCAAAGCGAAATTTCCTAACAGCACCAGAAGTTATACATACCGCACCGAGGATTCCGTAAAAGCCGGTGATACGGTTGTAAATGCCAAAGGTGCAAAGCTGACAGTTACAGATGAATCAGTGGATATGGCATGGGTGGAAACCTAAGGTGCTGATAAGGTGGCGGTTGTGAAGAAATATGAGGAAAGCGAGGAAAAGCAGTGAAACTTTATTTTTATGGACTTAATTCGGACGGAATCTCCGTCACAGAAGTGGAAGTGATTGAAAAACCAAAGACATATTATCCAGTTGATAAGAAAAGAGGTTTTCCAAATTGCATGAGCTTTGTTAGAAAAGAGGACGAAGGGAAAATTACTGGCTATTATGAAAATATTTTCCTTACAAAGCCGAATTTCGATTATGCAAAGGAAAAGTTTAGAGAAGCCGCAGAAAAGGAACTTAAATCAGCAAAAGAAAAGTTTGAAATAGCAGAAAACAAATTAAAAATCATCATGGAAAGCGAGGAAAAATAATTATGGCAGAAACAAAGAAACAGGAAGTTGCGGCACAGGGAAAGCAGGAAATGAATACACAGCTTTCCTATTATGCGAACCAGTACACAGGACTTATTGAGCGTGACTTCGCAGAACACGGACTTGTGTTTGACGATTATTCCAAGCAGTGTGCTATGGCATCTATGAGTGCAATTTACAACCTTGTTACATCTAACAAAGCCGCTATGAGCAACTTGAATGGTTCTAATTTGAGACAGGTTATTGGACAGGTATCAAGCCTTCAACTTAATGCCAATGCGGTGCCGAGGGAGTGCTACTTCCAGTTGAGAAGTAAACAGGATGCAAACGGAAACTGGTACAAGGAAGTAGAAATGGGAATCGAAGGAGACGGAAACGATGCGCTTCTCCGTAACTTTGGTGTTGATGTTAAAAAGGTATATCCAGTATGGCTTGTGAAAGAAGGGGATGAATTTACATATCCGAAGCACAGAGGTGTTGAAGTTACGCCGCCGGAGTGGGAAGAAAAAGGATTGTCACAGAAAGTAATCCGTGTTGTTTATCCTGTTGAAATGAATGACGGAAAAATCGAGTACATGATTGCAGAGCGTGAAAGCGTAAAAGGAAATCTTTTCGCTCATGTCCGTAATAATCTGTTGAATGAAACTTTCGGTTTACTTGGAACAAAAAAAGATAAGAGTGGAAAGGTTGTACCTAGAACGAAATATGATGCTACGGATGAAGAAAAGAAAGCTATCGCAGAAAAGAAAAATGAAATTCTGAAAGCACTTTTAGCCTGTGAGACTATTGAAGATATGCTTGCTTGTGAAGTTGCAAGACCATATATGAGTGCCGCATGGCTTGATACATCGGAATCTATGATTGTTCGTAAAATGCGTAATAACGCCATTAAAAAGCATCCAAAAGACCTTAATGCTATTGCAAAACAGTCTCTTATGCAGATGGATGAAACTTATCAGCAGACACAGGAAGAAATTGCGGAAAATGCCAATTCAGAGCCATTTGTTGTAGCTGAATCCGAAGCTATTGAGACCGGGAGTGAAGTAGTTGAGCCGGAGAAAGTAGCCGGAGAAGTCGTTGAGAATGACGAAAGCGTACCGGACTTTATGAAAGATTAGAGGTGGATGCATGAGAGTTATATCACAGGACGGCACATTGGATATTCCGTATGAGCAAGTAGTTATTCAGAGGTTTAAGGGAGAAATCTATTTTTTGAACAAGAACCTTACAGGGATAGATGATCTTGTCAGTGACATTGTTATTGCTAAATACTCCACGGAAGAAAAAGCAAAGAAAGCTATGGAAATGCTTAGAGAAGAATATCAAAAATATGCAAGCCAGAATTACATGAAAGTATTTCAGTTTCCGGCGGATGAAGAATTGGAGTAGCATATGGAAGTTATATCATTTTTAGAATCCGTACAGAAAGGCATGGAAGATAACATTTACAACTTTTGCAAAGATGGGAAATGTAGCCAATGCGGTAACTGCTGTTCCAATCTTTTACCAATGAGCAGAAAAGAAGTAGATACCATTCGCAGATATATTCGTAAGAACCATATCAAAGAGTGCAAACATCTTCTTCCCACTGCGAATAGAACGTATGATATGACATGCCCTTTTCTTGATACGGATAAGAGTTGCGAGAAATGCAGAATCTATCCGGTTCGACCAGAAATTTGCAAGCAATTTATCTGTGACAATGAGCAGAGAGCAAAGCACAATAGGGAATTGTTGGGACAGGCGAGACAGATTATTGATGTGAGGAGTGAGTTCTTTAATGAGACTTAAAGTTTTAGGTTCTGGTTCATCCGGCAACTGCTATATTCTGGAAAATGAAAGCGAAGCGTTGATTATTGAAGCAGGGTTGCCGTTTATGGAAGTTAAGAAAGCATTGAATTTCAATGTGATGAAGATTGTTGGAGTGGTTGTGAGCCATATTCACGGAGACCACGCAAAGTACATACCAGAGTATAAAAAAGCTGGAATCCCAGTATTTCAGCCTTATGAGGATTACTATATGAAACGCAAGTATGGAAATTTTAAGGTATTTCCTTTTTCATTAGTACACGATGTAGAATGCTATGGATTTTGGATCTGGCACACGGAAATCGGGAGACTTGTTTATGCATCAGACACGGAATATGTCAGGTGGAGGTTCTATAAAACCACCCACTTATTGGTGGAAACCAACTATGACATGGAACTTGTAGACCGGGACGAGCCGAACTACGAACACCGCCTACGAGGTCACATGAGCCTTGATACGGCACTTAAATTTATTTCTACTAATGATAACCCGGCATTAAGAAATGTCGTTCTAATTCACTTATCAGATAAAAGCGGAAATCCCGCACTTTTCAAACAAAAGACAGAAGAAACAGTTAAATATGGAGCAAATGTTTATATTGCAGAAAAAGGATTAGAGGTTGATATGAACCTTTGCCCGTTTTGATAGGTTGAAACACCAATGTGAAAGCATAAAAGAAACCAGTTTATGCGGTATCTGATGTTTTGGCAAGGAATTTAATATATCACAAAAAACTAAATTGAAAGCCATGAGATACCTTTGGCGGTTGCTGAAAGTGACCGCCAGAAAGGAGAATACGTGTTAATAATTGAGGATAAAGGACAGAAAGAGGGCTTGCATATCCTTAAGAATAGATATTTCAAAAGCCACGATATGGAAGTCTTGCGTGCACCATTGCCGGTTGGAGATTACATAATTGCCACAGACAAGGTGGCGGATGTTATCCATAGAAAATCAGCTAGAAAAATGGAACTTAAAAAGATGGATTTTCTTGGCACATATGATGTTTCCGTTGACACGAAAAAGGACATGCAGGAAATTGCTGGGAACATCTGTGGAAGAGCACATCCGAGATTCCGTGACGAGTGTATTTTGGCGCAGAACAACGGAATTAAGTTATATGTGCTTATTGAAAATACAGACAAGGTGTATTCCGTCAATGATGTATTTACATGGCATAATCCTCGAGTGGACCGGTATAACAATATTGCATATATGCACACACTTGGAAAATTGCTGAATGTATCGCTACCGAAAACAAAGCCGACATCTGGCAAGGTATTGGCAAAAGCTATGCTGACAATGCAACTTAAGTATGGCGTTGAGTTCGTATTTTGTCGCCCGGAAGATGCTGGGGCAAAGGTTATTGAATTGCTTGGAGGTAGTGAAAATGGCGGAGAATAAGCGGTATTACTGGCTTAAACTGATGGATGATTTCTTTGATAGCAAACGAATCAAAAAACTCCGAAAGATGGCTGGTGGCGATACATATACGATCATCTATCTTAAGATGCAGTTGTTGTCGTTGAAAAAAGGTGGCTATCTGGAATATTCCGGATTGGAAGATGAATTTTACAAAGAGATCGCCCTTGATATTGACGAGGACGAAATCAATGTTCAAGTAACGATTCAGTATCTTCTTTCCTGCGGATTGCTTGAAACATCAGATTCCATTGAGTACAAGTTGCCTTTTGTGCAAGATAACTTAGGAAGCGAGACGGCAAGCACTCGTAGAAGTCGCAAATCTAGGGAAAATGCACAAAAAGCGTTGCAATGCAACAGTGGAGCAACGGAGTGCAACATTTTGCAACAAAATTGCAATGTAGAGATAGATATAGAGAAAGATATAGATACAGATATAGAGGTAGAGAAAGAAAATACAAAAGAAAGCGTGCCTGCATCTGATTTGGACTTTGACGCGGAATGGGGATGGGAATACACGATCAATGCATATCCAAAGAAAACGTCGTTAACGTCTGCCAAGGTAGCATGGATGGACAAGCTTTTAGAAGTTATCGAGCCGAACAGGAAAGCCGTTGCAAAGCTGATATATGAGGCTACAGTGGCATATGTTACTGACTATATAGAGAAGAATCCGGATGATACGAATTATCGCTACATACCAAAATACGGAGACTGGCTGAAAGAGGATTGCGATTACTGGATTCGTCAAGTTGAGAAACGAAAGCGAGGTGAGAGCAGTTGACGGAAGCAGAAATTGGAGTGATCGGATGTGTATTGATTGACAATGATTCCATGTACAAGGTTTATAACAAATTGAAGCCGGAAATGTTCAGCTCTGAATTTTGCCAAGATGCTTTTGCTGAAATGCTTGCCATGTATGATCGTGGAGAAAACATTAATGTCGTTTCACTGTCTCAGTCACTTGAAAACCACAAATGGGAGCCGGAAATGATTGCCGGGGAGCTTAAGGAATGTATTGCCGCAACTCCGTTATCGACAGCAATGAAAAACTATGCGGATGCAGTCATTAAGGATTGGCGGGCAAGGGAAACGAAAAGCCTTTTCCAGAGAGTGAGCCTTAGACCATGTGATATTGATAATTCGATCGCGGAAGTTCTTACAAGGCTTGAAGAAATCCAAGTTAATCAGTTGAAGAAATCTAAGTTGATGAAGCAAATCGTATCAGAGAACAAAGATAAATACTTCAATGATGATGTGGGAGAGGACAGGGTAAAGACAGGATTTTACCATCTTGACGATTGCCTTGGCGGTCTTGAAGGCGGAGACATTACAGTTGTTGCCGCGAGACCGGGAGTTGGTAAGTCTGCTATTGTGGCACAAATAATCGAGAATATGGCAAGAAAAGGCTATAACACTTGTTACTACAACATGGAGATGAACAACAGTCAGATTTATGAAAGGTTTGTTTCAAGAATGTCAAAGATTGGTCTGACAAGAGTTCGCAGGGCAAAGGCTTTTCTTGGTGGAGAGAAAGAAGCCTTTGACAAGGCAAATGATGAGCTTGAAAAATATCCGATCACAATTGACGATCAGACAAATGTTATTGAGGAAATGAGAACGCAATGCAGGCATCAAAGATATGACGTGATCGTAGTTGACTATCTGCAATTGGTACGGTGTAACCGGAAGTTCAATAATCGTGCATCCGAAGTCGGGGAAGTTTCGAAGCAATTCAAAGCACTTGCGAGAGAGCTTCACGTTCCGATCATCCTATTGTCACAGCTTAACCGAGTATCGGAAATGAATGTAACGAAAGAGCCTACAATGTCCGAATTAAGAGAATCCGGAGATATTGAGCAGGATGCTTCCAATATTATTCTTATGTGGAATTTGGATGAAGACAGAAAATTTAAAGGCTTGAAAGTTGAAAAGAATCGACAGGGTACACCGTTTAGAGAAGTTGTTCAGTTTGAAGGTGATCGTATGGAATTTATCGAGCGAACCGAAACCATTGAACAGATTCAAGCACGGATGCGACAGAAAGACGGTTTCCGAGAAGTATGTGGCAGCACACCATTTGATTAAAAGGTGAATGATTATGGCAAGTAAGAAATTTGAAAAAGGTTCCGAAGAATGGCAGTTTTTTAATGACTATTATAAATTCCGGCAGCAGTTTTATGAAGCTGATAACGAAGATGAGTGGTTCCAAGGAATGATGGAAGCAGGGGAAATGCTAATTAAAAAATATGCACGGACAAATATATCAAAATATGTTCAAAGTCTTGTATTTAGCCATTTTGAGGATGTAGAGAGGAGATGGAAGAGCAAATGAGTAATGCACTGGCAAGAAAGAAAAAGCGGATGCAGCCACTTGGATATTCCAAGAGTGAACTGATCGGAATACAGAGACACGCCAAGGCACAAAGCAATGCGGATTATCTAATAGAGGAATCCTATTATAACGTCCGTATGATGGCATATCAGGCACTGCATGATAAGTTCGGATTCGGACACAAAAGAATCATAAAGGTTGAGCAGACCATTGATGCATATGTGGAGAATGCAAAGGATGGAACGACAGGCGAGGAACTTTGTTTTTATCTGAAAGATAAATGCAAGATTGACGTGAGAGAGGAAACAAATAAGATTCCGTATCGTGAGAGTTTTTATCTGGTAGAGAGAAAGATCGCACCGAACTGCATGATACAGGCAAATAAGTTTTTACTGGCACAGGTATTTAATTATTTTGCTATGTTGGGTGTCTGCCTTAAAACACAGTTTAAATTTTCGGGAAATCAGATCAGACAGGTTTATGAGAGAATCAGATATTTAATTAACTGCCTTGCTACCGGATATGAAACCATGACAGGGATCGCAAGTGTTTTGGAATGGGAATGTAAGTACATTGACAAGCGTTTTATCGGAAAGACGTATGAAATATAGGAGGAATGGTTGATGGACAAGTTAACTGTGGAACTGCAGGATGGATATTTTGTGGAGATTGATTCTCTGAATCACACCCTGAGACAGAGATATGCCGGACAGGATAAGGACGGCAATGAAAAAGAAAGCGTTCGAACAATCGGATATTTTGGAGACATGAAACAGTGCATTAAGGCTTTGTTAGAGCGTTATCCGAGGGAGTTATCTGAAAAAGCACAGATTTCCTTTGATGAATATTTAGAACTGTTGGATAAGGCTTATACGAGGTCAGAACAGCTTGTAAACAGTCTTGGAAAATGACGGAGGTATAAATTGCACAGAGAAAGCAAAGAGAGACGCAGAATCATAGCAGAGATGGAAAACCGTCAGACGAGAATGCCGAAGCATCCAAACCCGGATGCATTGAGAGATTTTAAGGAAGTACCGTATCAGTTGCGGTATGGGAAGGAGAAAAAGGATGCTGAATAGAGAAAAATATGCGGAAGAGATTTTAAATATTGCATGTGATGGATGCAATATTGCGTTAATTAATGGGAAACTGGAAAAATGCAGGGGAGTCTGCGATAAATGCGATTTTTGCGATAATGACATTAGAAATGCTGGTCGTTGCAGAGAAAAAGCAAAAGAATGGGCGAACGGCCAGTATGTTGATTGGAGCGAAGTTCCAGTCGATACACCGATTTTGGTCAGAGATTCTGAACTTTTTGCGTGGAGCAAAGAACATTTTGCAAAATATGAAGATGAAACGGTTTATACATGGGATTACGGAAAAACGTCATGGAGCACATACGACGGTAAAATGAGTAGCTATAAATATGCTATGTTGCCGGAAAGTGAGGATCAGAATGAAAATAAGCAGGATTAAAAACAGGATATCTGAGGCAGCAACAGAAGCCTGCGGGTATTCTCCACTAACAAAAGTGGTTTCGGAGGAAGAAATCAACAGGATTTTGGAGCAGGAAAGTGGATGGATTCCAGTAGATGAGCAGATTCCTAATACTGATAAATATATCCTGGTATCGTTTGAAAACTTTACTATTCCAGATATCGGAAGATATGAAACTGATGAAGATGGTAACGGTGCGTTTTATCCGGGGGATGATGACAAAAGCTATGCAAAATATGGATTATTTGTAAATGCTTGGATGCCACTGCCGGAGTCGTACAGCACAGATGCAGAAAAGCCACATATTGAAAAGCCACAGACCAATGCAGACCGGATCAGGAGCATGACGGATGATGAACTTTTAGATTTCCTTTGCTCAATCGAAACATATGAGCAGGGTAGCGTAAAGACCATTGAGGGCGGTGTTGCAATGTGTTCTGTTACAGATGTGGAACAATGGCTTCGGGCAGAAAGTGAGGAATAGCATGGAGAGATTAACAGAAAGCAATCCATCATGGATAGATGATGAATTATGGGAAAGGGCTTGCGAGCCAGACTGTGAAGAAATAGACGCAGTATATCGAAGGCTAAAAGATTATGAGGACTTAGGATATACACCCGAAGAACTGAAAGTGTGCTTCGTAGGAACTCCTGAGGTACTGTACGCTATTGACAACAACAGGGAAGAGGGCGAGAAAGTATACCCGATATATCCTGTTGATGGTCAACAGATAGAATATGACAAGAGCGGTATTTACTGGAATTGTCGAGACGACTACGGCGATTACGTAACTTTACCATTAAGTGGATTACATTATGATTATTTTGTTGATAGAGAGGAAGCCGAAGCCAAGCTGAAAGAAATGGAGGGGGAAAGCGATGTATTGTGATGGAAGATGTCAGTATTTGAATGAACGTAAACATAAATGTGAGTTGACCGGAGAAAAATTGACTTACATGAAGCAGACCGGAAGTATTTCATTTTCCGTGCATGAACATAGAGGATTTTGCAAAGGAAAAAAGGTGGAACGTGATGGGAGACGTAGTTAAACATATACCGAAAGATGATCTGTGCCCGTTCTGTAAAAAAAAGGAATCAACTTTGCTGTGCGACATGCCTGTAAATACAGTTATTACACATGCACGGGGAAGCGGATTTAAAAGTTATACCATGACCTGTGATAAGAAAATCTGCACGGAATGCACCACAAGAGTGAACGGGTTTGATTTCTGCCCGGATTGTGTGAAGAGGATCAAGATAACACCGAAGGGAGTGAAAGAGTGATGGAGAATAGATTTTTATCCCGTGGAAAGCGGATTGATAATGGCGAATGGATACAAGGATATTTATATGGTATCTGGGAGAGAAGATATATCCTATGGGGAATGATCAATGATATCCCGAACATGGCCGAAGTAGACCCAGAAACCGTCTGCCAGTGCACCGCAATGCCTGATAAGAACAACAAACTGATCTTCGAGAATGACATTGCCATAAAGCATAATGATGATGATAAAGAGCCATATCTGATTAGATGGAGTGAGAATTACGCAGCATGGGAACTGGCACAATGCGGATGTGCTATGTACGGATTTTTCGATGTTGATTTCGGCGAAATAGAGGTAATCGGTAATGCGATTGATAATCCGGAGCTGTTGGAGGTGTAAACATGACGGAGAATGAAGCAATTGAAGAATTAAAATATGATTGTAACGAACTTGGAAAAGCGATTCCGTGTGATACATCATTGGGGAAATCTTTTGAAAATGCTTATGCAATGGCAATAAACGCACTGGAAGAGGTACAGAAATACCGGAAAATCGAAAAAGACTTAAAAGAACGTTATCATGCCAACGTAGATATTCCGCTTTTGATGCACCACTTTATCGAAACGGTGTTTGAAGGGGAGAAGCATGAGGGATTTTGCCTTTTAACAAACGAGGATGCTAAGGTGTGGGAAGAATATAAGGCGATCGGCACACCGGAAGAATGCCGGGTAGCGGTGGAGAAGCAGACAGCGAAGAAAGTGAAATCAATATCCCAGATAAAAGACGGAGACAGCTATGTCGGTCTTATAGGGAGATGTCCTTGCTGTGGAGACATATTGGAAGAGGATACCGTATATTGTGATTGTGGTCAGAAATTAGATTGGGGGGATGAAGAATGAACGAAAAATTGAAGCCATGTCCGTTCTGCGGTGGAAACGCAATGTTCTTAACCATTACAAATAAGTCATCACAATCATCTGTTGGGGTAATGTTCAAAATCAAATGTATGAAATGCAGAATAGAATTTCCAAAAAGCTATGAATGTGAGATGTACATGGATCAGGACGGAGGCATCAGAACAGGGAAAGACGAGCGAACGAAAGCAACTACAGATTGGAACAGGAGGGCGAACGATGAGACTGATTGATGCGGATGCGCTGAAGAAAGATTTAAAATCGGTTACTTTAAGCAATGGAACTTTAGTAAATACAAATGCAGTATTGTATTTACTAGAAGAATATCCGACGGCTTATGATGTAGACAAGGTTGTGGAGCAGTTGGAAGAAGTTGAAAAAATAATGACATCACCAGTGAACAAAGATTGTTTTGGAGAAGAGTGTAGAGCATCGGACTGCACGGTATGCCTTATTAGTAAAGCAATCGAGATTGTGAAAGGTGGTGGAGTGAATGAATAAACCATGCGAGCATTGCGACAAGGCAGATTACAAGAAATATGGTAGTGACTATTTTAAGTGTAAAAAACCTTGCGAAAGAGCAAAAATGTGCAAAAGGAATAATGAATCGTTTATGAAGATGTTGAGAGGTGGTGGAGTAGATGAAATGGAAGAATAAAACAGTGGTAGAGCTGTCTGGTATCTCGTTAAGCCCAGGCATCAGGGAGCTTGCCCGTGCTGTAAATCATAATGCCGAGACCTTGAAAGAAGCAGTACAGAAGATAGAAAAATTGAACGAGGAAGTTGAGCAATTAAAGGGAGGCGGTGTAAATGACAATTAATCCGATTTTATTCAATACAGAAATGGTTCGGGCGATTTTGGACGGGAGAAAGGGTGCGACAAGAAGAATTGTGAAAGGCTTTATTCCTGATGATGCTGTATGGGGATATACCGCTTTTACACATAAAGTGTACATATCGTGTAGAGGTACATTTGCAGATGGGGATGGAGAGAAATTTTTTAAGTTGCCTTGCGAGCCGGGCGATATCCTGTATGTCCGAGAAACATGGAAAAAGGCGCCGAACGGATACTATTACTACGAAGATTGGCAAAGAAATGATATTGCAGATATTACAAAATGGAAACCATCCATTCACATGCCAAAAGAAGCCGCACGCATCTGGCTTAAGGTTATGAATGTGAGGGTGGAGCGGTTGCAAGAGATCACGGAAGTGCAAGCACAAGCTGAAGGATGCAATAGCGGATTGCTTACCGGGGCGTGTACCGCAAGAGGACAATTTGAAGACTTGTGGAACTCCACCGTCAAGAAATCCGACATTGACCGCTACGGCTGGGATGCTAATCCTTACGTTTGGGTGATATCGTTTGAACGGTGCGAGAAGCCGGAAGGAGTGTGAATATGCCTAAAGCAATATTGGCAATAGATATGCCGGAATCGTGCAGTAAGTGTAAATTCATGTACGAATTTCAAGGAATTAAAAAATGCCAGCTCATGAATGTGTTAAACAATGGTGCTTCGAAATTATCACAAAGCACATTCACCGAGAAACGGCATGATTGGTGTCCCCTCCGGGAGTTGCCAGAGAAGATACCAGAGTTGAAATCTGGTTATGAAGATCTCAGCACATCAATACGTCGGGTGGGTTGGAATGCCTGCTTAGATGAAATTTTGAAGTAAAACAAGAAAGGAGCGGAGCTTCCCGGGAAGATGCGCATCGACTCCTTTTGAAAGAATGAAACAAATAGACGGTCAGATAGGTCTTTTCGATGTAAAACCTGTCAATGAAAAGAATGAGTGCCTTGGAGAGCCATGCGCACACTGTGATGTAGAATGGTGTTCCGTTAAATGTTTTATACGCCGCGGCTATAGCCGCGACATGCTTTACGGTTTTATAAAAGACAGCGAGGGAAAACCGCTGCGGAGAAACGTTGAAAGTAGAGTCTGTAAAGAGACAAGATTTGATTAAAGAAAGGAGCAAAACCAGCGCATAAAGGGTATCCGGTTTCAAAAAGAACATGAGAATAGCACTAATTGATGTCGACGGGCACAATTTTCCAAATCTTCCATTGATGAAACTGTCAGCATGGCATAAACATCAGGGGAATAATGTTGAGTGGTATGATCCGCTGACGGCGTGGATAGATCCGCCGGACAAGGTATACATGAGTAAAGTGTTTACCTTTACCCCAGATTATCCGCATCCGGTATGTGGTGGGGAGATAATAAGAGGTGGAACTGGATACCATTATCCGGACGGTGGAGATCCTCTTCCAAAAGAAATTGAGCATATTTATCCATACTATAGCCTTTACCCAGATTTGTGTAAAGATACAGCATATGGGTTTCTGACAAGAGGATGCCCGCGCGGGTGCGATTTTTGTATCGTAGGGAAGAAAGAGGGCAGATGTTCCGTAAAGGCCGCAGATTTGTCGGAGTTTTGGAACGGTCAGAAAAATATAGTCCTGCTTGATCCGAATATGTTTGCATGCAGGGATTGGAAAGATTTAAGCCAACAGCTCATTGACAGTGGTGCGTGGGTAGATTTTTCACAAGGTTGCGATATTCGAATTATGACAGAGGAAAAAGTAGAATACATTCGGCAGATGAAAATTAAGAACATTCATTTTGCATGGGACCGGTACGAAGAAAGAGAAAAAATCGTTCCTCAGTTCAAAATGTTTAAGGAATTGACCGGATGGAATCACAGGAAAATGACAGTGTATGTTCTTTGCGGATTTGACACCACCATTGATCAGGATTTGAAGCGAATATATACGCTTCGGGATCTCGGTTACAGTCCTTATGTGATGATCTATGACAAATATAAGTTGAAACAGGGCAATGAACTGAAAAAGTTACAGCGCTGGGTGAATTCGAGATTTGCTTTTGCCACTGTAAAAAAATTTGAAGATTATAAGCCGTAAGGCAAGAAAGGAGCCGAACCTCCGGCCGGGGTAACGATATATCGGGTTCCTTTTGAAAAAAAATGAGAACAGTATTGAAATATCCGGGAAGTAAATGGAATATTGCTCCTCGACTGGTGGAACTGATACCGGAACATCACAGCTATGTAGAGCCGTTCTTCGGCAGCGGGGCCGTGTTATTTAATAAGCCGGTATCTGATATCGAAACGATCAATGATCTGGATCATGATGTTGTGAATCTCTTTCGGTGCATACAGGAAGATGCGGAACGTCTGTCCAGAATGGTAATGACTACACCATTCAGCCGTGAAAAATATGAGGATACATATAAGCTGGATGTATGGGAGCTGATGATGCCGGATGAACCGTACCATAAAGCATTGCGATTTCTGGTTCAGTGCTGGCAAGGGCACGGGTTCCGCACCAATGGCAGCAAGGTAGGATGGAAAAATGATGTACAGGGCAGAGAAAAAGCTTATGCATTATGGAACTGGTACCGTCTGCCGGAATGGATCGTTGACATAGCAGAACGTCTGCGAATGGTACAGATCGAGAACCGCCCGGCGGTGGAAGTGATTGAGAGATTTAATTACAGCAATGTTTTTATGTACATTGACCCACCGTATGTTTTGAGTACCAGAGCAGGAAAACAATATAAACATGAGATGACAGATGCGGATCACGAGGAATTATTGAAAGCGTTACTGCAGAGTAAAGCAAAGATTATGATTTCTGGTTATGAGTCAGAAATGTATAACGACTATCTGAACGGATGGAAGAAAAAACAGTTTTCAAGCTGTGCGGAGCATGGAAAGGCACGCACAGAAACGGTGTGGATGAACTATGAGCCGGATCCGCAGATGAAACTTCATTTTGCGGAGGTGCTGTCATGATACAGACAGCAGAAGATAAAGTGAAAGAGTACTGCCAGTGCATCCGCAGAGAAATAGAACACTGGAAAGTTATCAATCAGAACGGGTGTAATGATCCGTTCTGGTCGGATGGCTGCAACATGAATCTGACACGGAATCATATCATTTATTATCAGTCAAAGATGCGCGAGGCCTGCACAGAAAATCAGTTGCCATTACCGGAGGAATATTATTTATCCCTACCGCCGAAAGTGGACAATAATTATATGGCGAATCTTAAGCAGAAACCACGGGTGGAGAGATTGCGTCAGTTAGGGAGGATCATGACTGGACGCATTTACCAGTACGACGAGAACCAGATGAGTTTATTTTAGAACCAGATAACAAAACCAAGCGATCATCATACCACCTCCCGTAATAGTATATGCTGCGGAGGTGGGAGATGATATGGAAAGAGAGGGGCACAGATGGATTGGAATTATGACATGGACAGTTGTCCGTTAGATACAAAGGTTTTCTTATTGTCAGCAAACGACAACCTACTTTTGCCACAGCGTGAATTTGTTGGCACTCTTATGTGCAAAGGACATTCTGTTACAAGAGGTAAGTGCTTTAGTGGAGATCCAGAGTATTTTTATAGAAGTAAAATTGTTGCGTGGAAGAAATATAATGCAGAAAGAGAGGAATAATTGCATGAAGTATACGGTAGAACTGACAGAAAACGGAATTAATGAAACATTGGAATTGAATGGAATAACTTACAGAAAAGAATGGACAAGGTTGGAAAATGGTTTACTTCAGTGCTCACAGAAAGATTTCTCGGAGCAGATGAGAGAGAATGGACATGATGGAGACCTTATAGAGAGAGTAGCAGAAGTATTTGACAGCTTTTTGGCAGGAGACGTAGATGATATCAGGGATTGTTATGATTAAGGAGAACGTGTAATTATGCTCAATAGCAAGGTATATACAAAAAAGTGCGTGATCTGCGGAAAAGAATACAAATCAATATCAGTCAGAGCACTTACCTGTGGGAAGGATTGCAGAAATGAATACCGCAGAAGAAAAGATAGGGAAAAAAGAAGCGTAAAAACATGTAGAAACAGTACATTAGATAATGTTTTAGGAAAAGCAAGAGAAGCCGGCATGAGTTACGGAAAATATGTGGCAATGATGGACGGTACACCGAAGATCTGGCAGGGAGAAGAATAAAAAATATAAGAGGAGAATGGCTTATGAAGTTTTCAAAACTGACTAAGCCAGAGCTTGAAACAATTATTGAAAACGCCAATTTCACGGAGCAGGAAGAAGAAATATTTTATCTTCTTGCCCGTGGACTTATTTCAAAAGAAATAGCCATGAGACTATGCGTATCAACAAGAACAGTGGAAAGAAGAATTTTTGATATTAAACAGAAAGTAAAAAAGTTAGAAGGTGAGTTAAACGGGAAATCTTTCAAATAGTGAGTTGTTGAATATTGCCATCGAAAATGGTATTATCAACATAGACACCATTCAGAAAAAAATTGAAATGAACGAAAGGAAAAAATTTATTGAAAAACACACTTACAGCATTTGGCAAGGAAAAGATGGAAAGTTTTACACATATTTGCCAGATGAAGATAATAAGAGAGGAAAGAGACTTGTAAAGAGAACATCTGAAAAAGCAATTGAAGATGAAATAGTAAAGTTCTATAAAGCTAAGGAGGATGAACCTACAGTTATTCAGGTATATTCTAATTGGATTTCTGAAAAACTTGAATATGGTGAAATAACAAGACAGACAAAGGACAAGTACGAGACAAATTTTAAAAGATTTTTTGAAAATAAGTATTTGCCGATTGCAAATAGAAAAATCCGGTACATTGATGAAGAAATATTGGAATCATTCATAAAAACAGCTATTTCAAAACTGGAACTTACGCAAAAAGCTTATTCTGATATGCGGATATTGATTAACGGAATTTTCAAATATGCAAAGAAAAAACATTATACCAGCCTGAGCATAACCAGTTTTATGGGTGATTTGGAAATTTCGGAAAAGTCATTTAAAAAGAACCATAAGTCAGACTGCGAATTGGTATTTTCTAAGGATGAGGAACTTTTAATTGAACGATTTGTAATGGAAAATGAGCCTACATTGATAGAACTTGGCATTATTTTGGCATTTAAAACAGGATTGAGAGTTGGGGAAATATCTACCCTCTCATGGTCTGATGTCGGAGAAAATAAGATACATATATCAAAGACAGAAATAAGATATAGAGATGATAATGGCAAATATGTATTTGATGTTCAAAATTTTCCTAAAAGTGATGCCGGGTTTAGAGATGTTATAATTACCGCAGATACCAAAGAACTTATGAGAAAAATAAAAATGCTCAATCCATTTGGGCAATATATTTTTATGAAAAACGGTAAACGAATAAAAGGTCAGGCATTTACAAGGCGGCTATATGTGATATGTGATAGAATAGGAATTGGTGAACGTTCAATTCACAAGGCAAGAAAGACATATGCAACAAAGTTGATAGATGGAAATGTTCCAGAATCGGTAATAAAAACACAAATGGGGCATACAGATATCAGAACAACTCTCGATCATTACTATTTTAATAACAAGACAGAGAGTGAAATGCAGGAATATATTGCAAAAGCATTATCAATGTAAAAGGTAACACGAGGTAACACCTTTGGAGATAAAGAAATTCAGTATTTATGCGGGTTTGAGAGAATTGATACCGAGTTCGAATCTCCCTTCCGCTACTTTATTTTTATTTAAGAAAACCTTGTGAAGCCTTGATTTTACTGAAAGAAAGGAGTTTTTGAATGGTGTCTTTTCTAAAGGTCAAAATCAAAGGTAACACTAAAGGTAACACGAACGGATGTATGGACGCTTAATGCGTTCTTTTTTTTTGTATTTTTTGACGGCAAACTGTCGGAATCGTGACGGTTTTGCCGCCTTTTTTTATGCAAAAATATAATCAAAGGGAGGGATGGTGGTGTTTTCAGATGAAGTTCTTGAAAAAATTTTTGCCAGAAAAGAGTTACAGTCCTTGGACTTGTCAACGCAGTCGTCTATCATACACGCAATAGAAGATGTTTTAGAGGAGGTCAAACAGGATGAATATGAGCGGAGCATACCAGAATCCGATTTATAATCAGCAGATGCAGCAATACGGGCAGCAGTACGCATACAATCCGTATATGAATCAGCCACGCATTGATAATACACAAAATTATATGCAGGCACCGCAGCAAATTCAGCAGCAGATCCCGGTTCAAACTTTTGGCATAAATGGAAAAGTAGTTCCGGCGGTAGAAAACATCACTGCCAATGATGTGCCAATGGATGGCAGCGTTGCATTTTTCCCAAAACAGGATATGACAGAAATATACGCTAAAAGTTGGAACGCAGATGGCACAATTCGCACAATCGTTTTTAAGCCAGTTTCGCATGATACTGTTAGCAATTTATCGCATGATACTGAAAAATTGAAATTTGACCTATCAGACGAGTGCACAGGTGCATTTATGCAGAAGTTTGATGAACTTTTTGGGAAGATTGAACAGATAGAAAACCGATTAGATAAAATTCCAAGCAGTCAAAGAAAAACTTCACAGGTAAAAAAGGAGAGTGATCCAGAATGAATCCGGCACAATTATTGTTAAATCAAATGATGAATTCTCCGCAGGTTCAAAACAATCCTATGGCAAAAAATGCCATGCAAATGTATCAAAGCGGAGATACAGGTGGACTTAAGACAATGGCAGAGAATCTCTGTAAAGAAAGAGGAATTACGGTAGATGAAGCAAAACAGAAAGTTATGAGCATGTTTAATCATTAGTACATTTTGGGGTGCGCGCAAAATAACCGGTTATCCCATTTGTAAATAGATCAGATGGAGGTAAACAAAATGTTTAATGGAAATGCAATGCCTAGTCTTGCTGATATTGCAGCAGTGACAGGAAACGGAAGAAACAATGATGGCATGTGGGGCGGCGATGGCTGGTGGGCTATCATTATCTTCGCTATGATTTTTGGCTGGGGCGGCTTTGGCGGCAATGGCTGGGGAGGAAACGGAGGTATGGGAGCGACAGCATCTGCATACACCGACTCTGCAATTCAGCGTGGGTTTGACACGCAGGCTATCATCGGAAAGTTAGATGGTATCACAAATGGTCTCTGTGATGGATTTTACGCACAGAATACCGCCGTTATGAACGGTTTCCATGGTGTAGACAATGCAATCTGCAACCTTGGCTACCAGACACAGCAGGGATTTAATACCACAAACGTGACACTTATGCAGGCGCAGAATGCTTTACAGTCCCAGTTGGCTAATTGCTGCTGCGAGACCAGGGAAGCTATACAGGGTGTAAACTACAATATGTCACAGAACACCTGTGCACTGCAGAACACCATGAACAGCAACACCAGAGACATTATCGACAGCCAGCAGGCAGGAACAAGGGCAATCCTTGATTACCTGTGTCAGGAAAAGATTTCTTCCTTACAGGCAGAAAATAATGACTTAAGAAGAGCCGCATCACAGGATCGCCAGTCTGCATTGCTCACTACTGCAATGTCAGCGCAGACACAGCAGATCATCAACGCTGTAAATCCGGCTGCAATCCCGGCATATGTTGTTCCAAATCCTAACGCTTATGCGTATGGCTGTGGATGCAACACAGGATGTAGCTGCTAAAAGTAGCTGCTACACAAAATTGAATAATTGAGTATCTTAATTGAGTTTAACTCGATTATGTCTGCTGTGCAGTATTGCTTATAAACACAAAGGGCAGACTATAATGTTTGCCCTTATTTTTGAAAGAGAGGTAAATAATTATGGCAGAATTTACAGGAATTGCAATTCAAACTGTCGCGCAGGGAGAAGATGTAGCATTTACAGAAACTCCGGTATGCGCAACAAAATGCATTGTTCATAGACAGGGAAGTGGCATTGTTAAATTAAGAGGACTTACAAATCAGTGCCGGGCAAGATTTTTGGTATCTTATTCCGGAAACATTCAAATTCCTACAGGTGGCACAGTTGAAGCTATTTCACTGGCTATTGCAATTGACGGAGAACCGTTGCAGTCAACTCGAATGATTGTTACACCGGCGGCAGTTGAAAACTTCTTTAACGTTTCGGCGCAGGCATATGTGGACGTTCCTCGCGGTTGTTGTGTTACGGTAGCGGTACAGAATACGTCTACGCAGGCAATCGAAGTTCAGAACAGCAATTTAATTGCAGTCCGGGAAGCGTAAGGAGGGCGGTTTTATGGATATTAAGAGAATGCACGAAATGATTGAAAAACTGTCTGAATGTGCTAAATGCGAAATTGACAAAGGAATTGAAAATATAGACCCGTGTGAAATGGGACAGGTTACAGACATGATGAAAGACCTTGCAGAAGCAATGTATTATCGTACATTGATGAAAGCAATGGAAGAATCCAGTGCAGATGAAACAATGGAAATGTTTGAGCGTTACGGAGACGGCAGACGGTATTATGACCGTTACCGGTATGCAGACGGCAGATTTGCGCCAAAGGGAAGAGGAACGCGGAGAGGATATGACGAACCTCCGTACTGGCACATGACACCAGAAATGTACCGGGAAATGGAACAAGACCGTGATATGGATCGTCACTCTGGCAGAATGTATTACACAGAACCTAAAATGGCATCAGATGGTGGAATGCGTGATCGCAGAGAGGGCAAAAGCGGCATGAGCCGTAGAAGCTACATGGAAAGCAAAGAGCTTCACAAAGGCAATACGCCAGAAGACAAGGATGCAAAGATGCATGACCTTGAAAGATACATGAAAGAGCTTTCGGAGGATATGGCGGAACTTATCTCCGACATGACACCGGAAGAGCGCACAATGACAAAAAGCAAGCTGTCAACGCTTGTTTCCAAAATGTAATGGCAGGGGCAGAAATGCCCCTGTTTGTTTGAACATTGACAACTGAATATCAGCTAGTGATTTGTGGATTTGGAAATTTTTCAAAAAGGTATTGACTTTTGTGTACTCATATATTAATATTTATGTGTACCCAAAAGAAAGGAGATGAAACAGTGTCACCAAGAACAGGAAGACCGACAGATAATCCCAAAAATAACATTATAAAAGTAAGAGCAACAGAAGAAGATAGAGAAAAACTTCTATATTGCTGTGAAAAGACCGGAATGACACAATATGATGTAGTAATGAAAGGGATTGATAAGGTCTATAACGAAATAAGAGCAACCGAAGCCCTAGACAAGTAACGGTTACTCTTACACTTACAGCCACCAAAAGCGGTTGATACATGGATTATACCGCTTTTTGGAATGGTTGTCAAACAGCAAACGAAAGGCAGGAAAAATCTATGAGAGAAATGTATATTGAAGAAATTACCAAAAATCTGAATGTACTCAGCGAACACTTTTTAAAATGTGTGTGGATTTTTACAAGTAACCTTGCATCCGACAAGAAAGGCGGTGCGAGATGAAAGAACAGCTGATAACGGAAATCCAGAGCATACAGGACGAAAAATTTTTGCAGTTTATTTTGAGCACGATACTTTCATTTAAGAAGAAATGGGGTATTTGTTGATGAACAATATTCATATGAAACAATTAGAACAGACGTTAACCAGTATGGAAGTTGCGGGAATGGTAGGGAAAAGGCATTGTGATTTGATGCGTGACATCAACCGTTATTGTAAGCAAATCAACGAAGCCAATAATGGATTGGTTAGCGAACGCAAAATTGCGTTGGCTGATTTCTTCAGAGAAAGCACCTATAAGGACGAGCAAGGAAAAGAACGCCCATGCTATGACATTACCAAGAAAGGCTGTGAATTTATCGCGCACAAGCTGACCGGAGTTAAGGGAACGGCTTTCACAGCTCAATACATCAATCGCTTTCACGACATGGAACAGGCTCTGAAAAATCCGCAGGCTGAAATTCCGGAGAAAGACCCGTTTGCACGCTGGAGCATCGTAAAAAAGATAGAAAGTGGTAAATGGTTTAATAAAAATAACTGGAAACTCAAAATTATCTGTGACCGGTTCGGATGGACGAGAAAATTTTTATATCACAAAATTCTTGTGGAATTGTCTGACTTACATAACTTAGAACTTGTGGAAAAGTTCTATACAGTCACATATGGGCATAAACCGGAGTACAAGATGGACTTGCTAGACTACAGCAAAGAACTTGCTGGAACAGCAACAAGGTACATTAATTATTTGTTGATTGAAGAGCAAGAAGAATAACTTTAAATTTAGAAATCACTGGCTGATATTTGGCTGGTGGTTTCTTTTTTTGGAGGTAAATATGTTTGTGATAAATGGTATTGAATGGAAAATAGAATTTGTTCACGGCGCAAGTCATAAATTAATGCGCTCTGATGGCTCTATTAGCCTTGCTGTGACTGATTGGAATGATAGGATAATATATGTTTCGGATAAACCAGAAAATGGCTATTTGCGCAAAATACTGGCTCATGAACTTTGTCATTGTTTTTGCTTTTCCTATAACATTCATATGCCGATTGAGCAGGAAGAGTATCTTGCGGACTGGATCAGCCTGTACGGTACTGATTTGATCTATCTTTTGGATGATCTGATGTCAAACATTGATTGGAGGGCAGCATAGTGGACAAAATAGATGAATTGCTGCGGTATATTCACAGAACAAACCCGGAAATGACAAGGGAAAAGCTGATAAATGAACTAAGCAGAAGTGATTACGCCGCACGTTCTTTGCTTTTCACAAAAGAAGTTGTTTGTCAAGAAGAAAAATAGTAAAATGTTTTTGGGGTGATAGTATTGTACAATGGATGTCATACATCTTTTGATGTTATGAAAGAATATATGATCTATGGAGCGGAGCTTGATGAAAAATATCAGATCCCGATTGTCCCGGCATGCAGCTTGGATTATTTGCCGGAGGACTCCATAGATTTTGGAGAGAGCTTTTCACAAAAGATAAAAGGGCATAGAAAATTGAATGTGAATTTCTATATTGACGATTCAAAGTTTCAAAGACTGTGGAATAACCCGGATAAATACCTGGAGCACTTGAAGTGTTTCCACTCGGTCTGTATGCCGGATTTCAGTATTGCTACTGGCGATTGTGGTATGCCGTTTGCATTGAACCTGTATAACGTGTACCGGAACCATGCACTTGCACATTACATGCTACTGAACGGAATCAGTGTTATACCTTCCGTAGGCATCCCGGACAAAGATAATTATGATCTTTGTTTTGCCGGGTACAGTAAGGGTGGTGTGATCGCTGTATGCACAAATGGAAGAGTGCGGGCAAAGGCGGCACGGATAGAGTTTTGCGAGGGATTCAAAGTTATGATCGACATGTTGCAGCCACATACAGTGTTGATCGTCGGGAAGATACCGGATGAATTAAACACCGATGTAAAGATTGTAAATTATAAATCACGCAACCAGAAAGTAAATGAGGGATTTTCAAATGGGAACAAGAACAACAAAATCACAGAAAAAACAGAAACAGACTGAGAGCCAGAGAAAGAGAAGAGAGCGAATTAGTCAAATTTCACAAGTTGCGAAATGACGCATAATAATTTACTGTGCATATTGTCTTTTCACAGTTTGAATCTCATTTTTCAACTTTTGAATTTTTTCTTCTTGGAAAATGGCTCGATTTTGAGATAAGAAATCAGAATTTTCACGCCCCGGCGGTCTGCCGGTGATGTCTCCGCCGTACCCCGGATGTCTGCCGGTGGAGTGTGCCCAGACAAGATAAGCGTAACGTTTACAGGCTTGCAACGTCGTAAAAACGATTTACAGGCGTTTCGTGCTGTGTATATATAAAAGTACTGCATTGCCTTGCGCAAGCCTTAAAATGGCTTATACGCGTTCACTTAAGCGCATTATATGACCGGGCGTATATCTTGTCAAGTTGCAATATATCCGGACACTGGAAAAAGCCGGGATGATTCCGGCTTAAAATTCCTCTATTTCCGCAGCATTCTGTTCCCATTGGGAAGCGTTTTGAAAACTTCCCAAGCATCGTCAAACGTTTCAAAGTCTGTCCCTATTCCATCGTTCCTAAAAAATCCATCGTCTACACTGTAAACGCTTCCCCTGCATATGATTTGAAAAACTGTCTGTGCTCCGTTCGGATAAGTCATTTGTAAATCCTCCTAAAAAATAAAATTCCCTTACGGGTAGAACCGCCGCCGGCAGTGGTTCCGGCGTGCATCCTCTGCGGCGGTTATTATGCTTTTTTATATCCGTTTTCAGCAGCATATTTTTCAAGCTCTTCCAGTGTTTCAAATGTTGTCACAATTCCGCCGAATCCTTTTGTAATTCGGTCGATTGTATACATGCCACAGCCATACAGGCATGCATAAAAGTTCATTCTGCCTTTTTTTAATAAAAATAATTTTCTCATACTTCAATTCCTCCATATTCAAATTTTTGGGTAAAAGCAAGCCGGGGAATCGAACCCCGGTAAACGCCGCCGCTTGCCTAATTTATAAAATTGTGCGAACCTCATTATAATCATCATTAAGCTCTATCAGATTAAATAAATCGTGTTTTTCTCCTAACTCAAAATACTGATTGATAGCATCCTCTTCGCTATCGGCTAAAATCATTTCGAAATTATCGTCTTCGATCTCTGCTCTGTAATACTTCATAAGATTAACCATCCTTTCATTGTTTCGCCCTGTCTCATCGGTGCAGGTAGGGCAGTTCCTGCAGACGGCGGCAGATTCCGCCGTTTCGACTTAATTTTTCATTGCGCAACCCGTCCAAGTTTTACAAACTGTACCGTTACAACTTATACCGCATTTTTTACAGCTATAACACATGGTATTTAAATCGTTATAATAAATGTTATATGCTTCTTGTCTTTCCGCCTGTCTAATTGCAAGAACGCGCTCAAATGCTTTTTTTACAGTCGGGAGAACAGCCGCGCCGCTTTTAATCGCCTTGGCAAGCGCCGCCATTTCATCGGCTGTTTTATCGTAAATGTGTGAAATTATGTTATCAAATTCTTCTGCTGAAATATTAAGTTCTTTTAAATCCTGTTCGTATGTTCTCATGTTTACGCCTCCCTCTCAATTTCTACTTTCTCAATTCTTCCGGCTTTCATTTCTTCGATGATCGCCGCCAGCTCGTCAAGGATATTTCCCTCTTCTGGTTGCTGAAAAGTGTAAGTATCATTTATCTTTCCCTCAATTTTAATTTTAACTTTCATGATCGTTCCCTCCTGTTTTTGTGTTCTTTGTTTTCCTGTTGAGATTATAATACATTATAAACGGTGTAATTGCAATACACAAATACACCAAAAATAATGTATAAATAAAGAATGATTTTTGTGCATTATTTATAATGTAAACATACTTGAAAGCAATTTTAAAATAATGTATACTGTTTTATATGAAAGAGAGGTGTTAAACTGTGCTTACTTATAAAATAGATGTGCTAGAGACATTAAAGGAAAGCGGTTATAATACAACGCGTCTAAGAAAAGAAAAGCTGCTTGGAGAAAACGCGATTCAGTCATTAAGGCGCGGCGAGATGGTAGGAATAATTGCATTAGAAAAAATCTGCGCTTTACTGGATATGCAGCCTGGCAACATTATAAAATATGTGGAAAATGTAGAAAAATAAATACTTTAAAAATAATGCAAAAATATATTGACATTACATTATAAATGGTGTATTATAATCTTGTCGAAAGGCAATAGGCGAAAGCCGGAAAGGAGAAAAATGAGCGAAGATATGAGTGTATTTAAAAGTTACTTAAGAAGACTTTTGCAGGATCTGAAAGACCTCAAAGAAGTTTTGAAGTCTAAGGATTATGAAAAAGCGGAAAAGATGGTCGATCAGCTGATTGATGATACTCAAAAGGGTATTGAAGACAATTAAAAGAAAGGGCTGGAGAAAATCCAGCCCGACACACAAAAACCATACCAAGTCAAACAAAGCACACGAAAGACAATTCCCAAAAAGTTGGGAAATCTTTCGTGTTTTTATTTTTGGAGGTGGTGCAGGGAAACAAGACGAATTTACAAAAGATATACAAACCTACGCAAGATAAAATATACAATTTTGTTTTACTAAGGATATTATGACGCTAAGTTTTACACAAGATGACTATATTTGAAAGAAATTGAAAGGTTTATGTATATGAATAATTTAACAGTGACGGAGTATAAAAATATTCGCGTACTCACAACACAGCAGATTGCGGACGCGTATGGAACAGATAGTAAAACGATTTCATACAATTTTAATCATAACAAAGGGCGGTATAAAGAGGGTAAACATTTTATTTTGCTTGATGGAGAAGAACTCCGGGCGTTTCGTGAAATTCACGATTTGCCAAGTAATCTTAATCGTCTGTATCTCTGGACAGAGAAAGGCGCGTTTCTTCATGCAAAATCATTAAACAATGATATTGCTTGGGATGTGTATGATAGACTTGTTGACAACTATTTCAACAAAGATCAAAACGAAATCCCGAAAGATTACCCTACAGCGTTAAGGGCTTACGCTGATGCACTGGAAAGAAAACAAGAGCTTGAGGAAAAGAATAAATTGCTCTTGACCGAAAACGAGAGGATGAAGCCGAAAGAAGAATTTTTCGATGCCGTAACCGATAGTAAAGACGCTATTGATATAGGGCAGGTCGCTAAGGTTTTGAACTTCCCGGGAATTGGTAGAAACAAGCTTTTTGAAATTCTTAGAAATAACGGAATTTTGAAACAGAACAATGAACCATATCAGAAATATATTGATTGTGGATATTTTAGAGTTATAGAACAGAAATATGAAGCCAGACCGGGAGAAATCCGGATAAATATTAAAACCCTTGTTTTTCAAAAAGGTGTTGATTACATTAGAAAAATACTTGACAAAGTAGCATAGATAAATAGAAAGGGCGGCATGAAAATAGCCGTCTTTTTTGTGAAAAACATAGAAAATATTTGTACAAAATCAACAAAATTTTAAAGGTGCAAATTAGAATATAATCAAGATAAAAATGATAGAATTGTACCAGCTTTGTTGCAATGCAACACCTTTGCAACAAATTGCAACATTTTTGCAACGTAGATATAGACACTAGAGTAAGAGAAAGAGTATATTCTCTCTTGTAATATTAAAAATATATATTATAAATAAGGCAGTATATTTACTGTCTCTTATACACATCTCCGAGCCCACGAGACCCT